CAAATTTTAAAAGCTCTAGCATCAGGAAAATGGTCAATTGGTCTTTTTTTCCAAATGAGATACCCAGTTTGAGGGTCATATTTAAGGATAGAAGTAACATAATCAAAGGTAAGATCACTCATACAAAAACTTCCATATCATGCTGAAACTTGGAATGTTTGATCTTACTATGCCTATTCGACCACTTCAAGGAATTAATCCATGATTAATGAAACAAATATAGACCTTCGAACCAAAGAAGGTAGGGCTTTTAAATCCGCTCAAAACGATGGCGACAATGCCTCGTCTTCCAAGCCAGCTATAGCAAAAGAAACATCTGAACAATCTAGAGCTAGAGCAGAAGCAAGAATACGAGCGATCCGAGGCAACCCCGATCTAGCGAACGGAACTGATCGCGATAAATATTGGGCACCACCACCGCCAGATGGATTTGATTATCAATGGAAACTAAAGTCCGTTCTTAACCAAGACGACAATGATCGCATCCGACAAAATGAGTTAAACGGATGGGAAGAGGTTCCACTTAGCCGCCATCCAGAACTTATGCCTAAGGGCTGGAAAGGCGAGACGATAGAAGTCGGCGGACTTGTTCTCATGGAACGCCCAAAGGTGTTTACCGATGAGGCAAGGGCTGCGGAACGTCAGGCTGCTCGTGAGGCTATTATTACTAAGGAAAATCAGATGCGCGACGGTCGATCAAATGACCTTGGCCGCAGAGAAGTCCAAAAGTTTAATAAATCTTACGACCGGATTACCGTCCCTAACGAATAATCAATAAGTAATAAGGGAGGCGTAATGTCCTCCCTTTTTAATCAGTTGACATAACCTATTATAATTCGTATAATTTAACGTGCCAATTATTCTAATTTATTGGCGAAAGCCGTTAGTGCATTTCTGCATTTCGGTAATCTGACATTTTGAATGTCCGCGCTGGATATTCTGGTTAGAAAATCGAGTAAAGTTTGGATGGTATTCCACCAAACGTCGGATAATTCCGAATTTTAGTATCCCGCGCTGGGATGCTTTCCACCATACACTTGTAATTCACCCAACGCGCTGTTGTGGCAAATTACTCTCACTTCGAATAGGAGGAGGGGAAATTGTCGAATAACTTCGCACCCTTCGGATTTAGACCTACTGCGACGAGCAATGGTCCGATGAACTTTCGGGTCTCTACGCGTCGTATTGCGTCTACGAATACAACTGCAATCTTTAAAGGCGATGCTGTCGTTCCAGTAACAGGCCCAGCCACTGGCTATATCACGCAGGCAACTGCGGGTTCTACCGTTGGTGCAGGCATTTTCTGGGGCTGTGAGTATCTCTCAGTAAGCCAAAAGCGCGTAATCTGGAGCCAGTATTGGCCGGGTTCTGACGCCCAGAATGATGTGCAAGCATACATCATCGATGATCCAAACTCACGTTTTCTTGTTCAGACGTCTGGCACAGCGTTCCAGATTTCTGGCACGATTTACAACTTTGGTTCTTCGCCAGTTGGTCAGCTTGCCCAGCTCTCTGTTGGCACGGGTTCAACCCTTACCCAGCAGTCTGGCATGTATCTCAGCTCCGTAGGAACGACTAACACGTTCCCATTCATCATCACGGACATGGTTATTGATCCGCCTGGTGCTAACGGAACTGATCCGACGTCTCAATACAACTACGTAGTTGTCGGCTTTAACAACGAGTGGCTGCGCGGCAACGCTGCGGTTACCGGCATCGCTTAAGGAGTAGGCTCACATGGCAGTCAATTTATCAGCCATTAGGGACCTGCTTCTTCCAGGTCTACGTGGCGTTGAGGGTAAATATCCTCAGATCCCAGCTCAGTGGGACAAAGTGTTCGAGCGTGCAAAGTCAAACATGGCTCTCGAACGCACAGCTGAAATGCGTTACCTCGGTCTTGCAGCAATCAAGACTGAAGGCGGTGCGGTCAGCTTCGACAACAACGCAAGCGAGCGTTACGTCTACAATCAGGAACATTATGAAATCGGCTTGGGCTATGCAATTACCCGTAAGGCGATTGATGACAACCTGTATAAGACACAGTTTGCTCCTACGAACCTCGGCCTTATCGAGTCTTTCGGTCAGACCAAGGAAATCTACGGCGCGAACATCTTCAACACGGCTCAGACGTATAACGCGTCAGTCGGTGGCGACGGTCAGGCACTCTGCTCGTTGAACCATCCTATTGACGGTCAGGTTATTCCTAACACGCCGACAGTCCAAGTCGATCTTAACGAATCTTCGCTGTTGAATGCTATGATCAGCATCCGCACGAACTTCCGCGACATCGCTGGCCTGAAGATGTTTGCTCGTGGCCGCAAGCTGATTGTTCCGCCTGCTCTTGAGCCTGTTGCTATCCGTCTTACAAAGACAGAACTACGCCCTGGCACTGCTGACAACGACGTTAATGCCATCCAGACAACCGCAGGCGGCTTGCCTGAAGGTTATATGGTCATGGACTTCTTGACGTCTCCTTATGCTTGGTTCTTGCTAACCAACATCAAGGGTCTCGTTTATATGGAACGCGTTCCATACGAGATGGACATGCAGGTCGATTTCACGACCGATAATCTTCTCGTGAAGGGCTATGAACGTTATTCTTTCGGGTATTACAACTGGCGTTCAATCTATGGCAGTTTCCCAACGTCATAAAAATCAACAACTTGGCGCTTGGGAAACTGAGCGCCAAATCTCCTAATGGTGTAACTAAAAGATACGAATTATTTGACAGAGGGATATAATTCCTGTATATGAAGGCTGCATTACTACGATGTAGTCAAACATATGAGGAATAAAATGTCTGAGTCAGATCAGGGTGTATCCATAGAAACTGTAAAGGAGTTTCTTTCTTATGACCCTTTAACAGGGGTAATTCGGTGGAAGAGGTCGCCATCCAATAATATTTATGCGGGAGATGTCGCGGGGTGTGTAAAGGCTTTACGCAAAAACGCATCTGGGGAAAACAAATCCTATAGCTACATTCGCATAGAAGGGATGTCGATACCGTCTCAACGCATTGCGTGGGCACTCCACAACGGTGAATGGCCACCAAGTCGAATTACTTTTGTTGACGGTAACTCTCTGAATTTTAAGATCTCAAACTTAAAATTACAGAACTCACTTCCTCAAACTTATGAAGAAGTGAAGAGGCATGAGAAGAACCAATATTACAGGGACCACCGTAAGGCATATAAATTATCGTATAGTGAGAGTGATCTAAAGCGTAAGTATGGGATTGGTCTGTTAGAGTATAGCCAGCTTTTGTTATCTCAGAATGGAAAATGTGCCATTTGTGAAGGAACAGACGGTGGTCATAGGAACGGCGAACCTAAGGCATTAGCGGTAGATCATAATCACAAAACGGGTAAGGTTCGTGGGTTGCTTTGTGAGTCATGCAACCAAGGTATCGGTAAGCTGAAAGACAGCCCAGAAACCTGTCGCAAAGCAGCCGATTACTTAGAGAAACACGGCAGGAGCCTCTGATACAAGTCCCTGTCTTCATATCTAGGATAGCCAGCCTTGCAGACCGACCTAGCGGACTCTGCACAGACTACAAGGCGAACTCGTGCAGGAAATAGTAGACAAAACATAGGTGTGTGTTAGAATGTGGGATGGACAACAATAGAGGATTCTAGTTCATGCCATACGCAGAAGATTTTTGTGGTGTTTATAAGATCATAAATACCCAATCAAATCTTTGTTATGTTGGGCAATCTCAGCGTGTTAAAAAACGGATTGCAGACCATTTCAAACTTTTGCGTATGAACAAACACGGAAACCAAAGGTTACAGAACGCATTCAACAAATACGGCGAAGAAAACTTCAAGTGGAATCTTGAAGTAATTTGCGAAGATCTTGAGGATATGGATGCTATAGAAAACGCTTTTATTTCCGGCGAAGCCGTATTTGTAGAGCCAGTTTTTTATAACATTGCACCTTTTTCGAAATCTCCGATGAGAGGGAAGTCCCACTCAGAAGAAGTGCGTAAAAGGATTAGTGAGGGAAGATCTAAAACTAAATTTGACTACGCTTCTACGGAACACAGAAAGAAACTTAAAGACATTACGTTAGCAAGGGTTTTTTCTGACCAAAAATACGTAGAAAAAGTTAAGTTTATTCTTGAACACCCAGAAATGACTTACGCAGCGCGCGCTAAGGAAGTTGGGTCAGATACAAGCACAGTTCGCAAAATCGCTTTAAAGTATGCACACCTGAAAGGAACAATATAATGGGCGCTACAAATTTCACCGGCCCTATATATGCCGGTAATGTTTTAAATACAACAGGAACAACACCAGGGACGATTGACAACACGGGAAGCGTTCTGCTTTCTCAGTCTTCTCCAATCACTCAGTCGGCAACTGGCACTGCAACGTTAATTTGTATTCCAGCTGGCAGCACGATTGTAGATGTTTATGTTGGGGTAACGACTGTTTTCAGTGGGGTAGCGGCAACGTTTACCATTGGCACCACATCGTCTAGCTCAAACGAGCTCGGTGGAGGCACGGGAGCGTCTCTAGGCGTTTCGGCAGTTTTGCCAACGACACAAGCGCAAACTAACCTCTGGTTCAATGTTGGAACCACAGATGTTATCATTTATGTTAAGTCTACAAATGCTGGCAGCGGTGTTGGTTATTTGAACGTGCAGTATGTACAAGGTCCCAACGGTTAACGCGATAAAGGATTAAGATCATGAAGGGTA